AGAAAAGTAGTGAAGCTAACAGCGATGTTAAGCAGGCACTAGAAAAGTTACAACAAGAATACGAGCAATACAAGGTTGAGAGTGATAGTAAGCTGCAACAAATAAATAAAACTAATGCTATAGCACTAGCTCTAAAGGATGTTAAGGCGCATGATTCTGATGTGTTAATGAAACTAATAGACATTGACAAGATAGAACTAGGAGAAGACGGAAAACCTAAACTAGATGAAGTAGTTAACGGATTAAGAGAAAGTAAACCGTTTCTATTTGAACAAGAGCAAGTACAACAGCAAACACAACCGCAAATAGTTGTTGGCGGAAATCCAAACGGAACAGGACAAGCAGAAAGTGATCCATTCCAAGCAATAATAAATCAATATAAATAACGCAATCAAAGGAGATTAGAAAATATGGCAGGAAATCAAAATTTACCAGTTAGACAATACGCACCACAATACAAGCAAATGCTATCTACAGTGTTTGATGTTAAGAAAGCATTCGAGGGAGTTGTAGCTCCTATTCAAATTTTAGACGGAGTACAACACAACGCTAAAGCATTTGCAGTTAAAACTAACGCTACTCCAGTAGTAGTAGGAACTTACAGCACAGATGCTAATACATCTTTTGGAACAGGTACAGGAGCTGGAAGTAGATTCGGAAACATGACAGAAGTGATCTACCAAGATGAAGAAGTACCTTACAGCTACACGCTAGCTATTCACGAAGGATTAGACCGTTACACAGTTAACAATGATTTAAACGCAGCAGTTGCAGATAGATTAAGACTACAATCAGAAGCACAAACTAGAGAAATGAACAAACGCATAGGGAAATTCTTATCTACTAATGCTGGTAAAACAGAGAACTTAGCAGACTTAACAGAAGCAAGTATTAAAAAGTTATTCAACGCAGTTACTGCTTACACAGTTAACACAGAGATTAATGCACCTATGAAAGCATATATCAGAGCAGAGCTTTACAACGCAATCATTGATATGGCTTCAACAACTACAGCTAAAGGCTCTAGCGTTTCATTAGACAGCAACGGTTTACTTAAATACAAAGGTATTGAGTTAGTAGAAACTCCTGAGAAATATTTAGAGACAGGAACTTTAGGAATCTTTGCACCAGATAACATTGTTATCGCATTCGTTGGTATCAACACAGCAAGAACTGTAGAAGCTACAGAGTTCGACGGAGTTCACTTACAAGCAGCTGCTAAAGGTGGTACTTACGTACTAGAAGACAATAAGAAAGCAATCATTAAAATTGCAGGTACAATCGCTTAATAGGAGGTAGCAATGCCAAAATATACGATTAAAACAGAATTTACAGATAAATACGAGAAATGCACTTATTCAGTAGGAGAAACAGCAGAGTTTACCGAAGAAAGAGCAGAGGAAATTAAACTAGCTCTAGGGGAAGATGCATTGGTATTAAAGAAAACTAAAAAAGAAAGCACAGAGGAAGTTTAGTAATTAGCTTCCTCTTTGTAGGAGGTTAAAAAATGAGTTACTTAACTTCAAACGAATACGAAAGACTAGGTTTTGATGAGATAGATAATTTTGAACAGTTAGAGGAGCGTGCAAGTAGCGTTATTGACTTATACACGGACTACTTTTACAGTAATGTAGAGTTTGAATCTGATAACCCTATAAGAAAGAACGCTGTTAAGCAAGCAGTAGCATATCAAATTAATTATATGGATAGCAGCGGCATCACAACCGCAGAGGATAAAGCAAGTTTAAATAGCTTGTCAATAGGTAGAACAACAATCAATTACAGCAATAACACAACTAACGCTATTAAAGATAGCTTCAATCTCTCACAAGATACAATTAACTTACTAAATAGCGTTGGTTTTGGTTATAAAAAGGCAGTATATGATAGATAAAAGACTACTAACTGATACTATCCAAGTACAATTAATTGATGATGTTGATATGTGGGGGAAAAACTCACATAAAGAGCCTTTTACAGTGAATTTTGTAAGGTTTGATAGACTTACGATAGATAAGACTGAAAAAGCTAGTAAACTTACTAACACAGTTAGGAATAGAACAGGGAATATATTTATATATCCTAGATTTTCTAAAGTGATAGTAAATGATAGTTGGTTACAAGCACAAATTACAGACGAGCATGGAACTTACGAAGTAGTAAGTTATCAAGTTAATTACTTTAATGGTAAGGTCTTCTCATACGAGGTTAATGTTATCTAATGAGTATTACAGTTAGTTACGACATAACCAAATTAGAACGTAGTGTTACTTATGGTGCTATGAAAGAAGCCCAGTTCAAAGTAGCAGAACAGGTTGTAATGGATTCAGAACGTTACGTACCGCAAAGAGGCGGTACTCTTGTTGGTACCGGGATGGCATATAGCGGTTACGTTGTATGGAATACAGTATATGCGAGAGCACACTACTTCGGTACAAATGGTATTGTTACATTTAGAAAATATTCAGTTCCTGGAACTGGTACTAAATGGGTAGAAAAAGCAGCAGCAAGTAACATGAAGAACTGGGAAGAAGTAGCATTGAAAGGACTTAATTTAAAATGATAACAAATAACGATTTTCAAATAGTTCTATGTAATTATGTAAACACACTTAACTTAGGATTAAAAGCTAGAATAGACTACTTTAACGAGAAAGACGACTTAGTTATTAATCTTATAAGCGGTGGAAGAGTAGAACAACTATTTATGGACGGCTCACAAGAAATTAGCTTACCTTACGAGATAGCAGTAAAGAGTAAAGACAATCAACGAGCAAATGCTATTATATGGACTATTCACAGCTATTTATCACAATTTGGAATAAAATTACCTAGTTTAAATAATTCGTATCAATTTTTAGAAATGGAAATAGCCAAGCCATCTATCAATGGACAAGATGAACAAGGCTTTTTCATTTACACACTTACATTAACAGCAAAATTAGAAATTAAAGGAGATTAATTAATGGCAAGACAAAAGAACGCACTTAGAAAGCATTATGTAGCAGTATTTAACCCTGCTAACCCAACAACAGCGCCACAAAAAGCAGATTATAAGCTATTAGCTAAATACATTAAAACAGTAAACGATGAAACAGATGAAGATACTGACGACATTGCATACTATGACGGAGACGGGACACCAGAAGAGGTAGTAGTATCTGTTAAAGCTGGTTTCTCATTCGAGGGGAACTACGATGTTGAAGATGAAGCGCAAAAACTAATTGCAGGACTTCGCTATAAAGTTGGAGATGAGCGTAAAGTATGGTTTAAAGTGGTAAGCTCTGACAACAAAACACAATGGGAGGCTGTTGCCATCGCTAGTGGAATCAAAGCAGGAGATGGAGATGCTAACGAATTTGAGAACTTTGAATGTACTCTACGCTGGGTTACATTACCAAAAGAAACAGCAGTAGTTTAATTTAGATAATTTAGGAGGATAATTTAACATGGTAGTAATTAAAAGATACGAAAACACAATTCCAGTAGACTTTGGAGAGTTTACTTTAAATTTTGCTGTAAATGATAAAAACTTAAAAGAGCTTGACAGATTAGGAAAAGAACTAGGAAAGCTAGAAGAACAAGCTACTAACATGAAAGGAACAACAGAAGACTTAGATACAATCTTTAACATGAGTAAAGATATATGGACATCACTATTTGATGAAGATGTGTTCACTAGAGTTTATAGCTTAGCTAATGAATCTAGTATTTCTTGCTTATTATTTGCGATTCAAATGATTAAAGGTTTACTTGAAGAAATCGGGAACACTTATAAAAAAGAAAAACTATTAAGATATCTTGAAGACTAATCATGTTAAATTTATCACAAAAACTAGAAGATAATTTAATAATCGGAAGTAACAGTTATCCTCTTGACTTATCCTTTGGTAAAGTGTTAAGAGTGATTGAACTTCTTCAAGATAAAGATATACAAGAGGAGATAAAGCCTTATGTAGCGTTGCAAATGCTAACTGGTGCTAATTTCTCAAATTTTGACTTGATTGAAGTAAACGAAATCTTAGAAGAAGTGTTCAAAGAACACATTGTCAACGAAAAAACACAAGCAATTGAATATGACTTAGCAGGCAACCCTATGCCTGTACAACAAAAGAAAGAGGAGGAGCGAGTATATAGTCTAAAGTATGATGCGGATTATATATTCGCGTCTTTTTTTCAGGCTTATGGAATCGATTTAATCGAGGAAAGACACAAATTGCATTGGAAAAAGTTTAATGCTCTGTTAAATGGACTTCCTAGCGATACTAAATTCATGGAAGTATTGAAGATACGTAGCTGGAAACCAAGAAAAGGAGACAGCGCAGAGTATAAAGAAGACATGAGAAAACTACAACAAGAATATGAACTTCCTTACGAAGAAGATCAATAAATTATCTTAAAGAATAAACAAGAAAGGAGGTTGAATATATGGCAGTAGGTAAAGTAAAAATAGATGTTGACTTAACAGGAGAAAAGGCAAAGTCTGGAATAAAAGGAATTAAAGATTCACTAGAGGGGCTTAAAAGTGCAGGACAAAAGACAGGCTCTCTATTTAAAAGCGTGTTAGGTGCTAATTTAGTTAGTGCTGGTA